GGATGAGACAGAATTTCAGCAGCTCTACAGGGCCGCGCTCGATGTTCTGTGGCGCTGGATTCTGTCCCGGGCATTCAGGGACCAGCGCGAGGCTGAGAACGCCGCTGCGCAGCTGATGAGCTTCGGAGGCTGACCAGATGGCGAAATCATGGTTCCACTACACCGAATGCACAACCGAGCAGGCCGATGAACTTCAGCGGCAGTACCAGCGCCGGGGCGTAGCTGTAACGCGCAGCCTGAATCCTGGCTACCAAACATGGACCGTCAGCGTAGAGCGGCAGGAGGTTAAGTACCTCGAGCCAACGCCGCGTACTTTCCGCCAAAAGGTCTGGGGGTGAGCATGGCTGATTTACGCAAAGCAGCACGCGGTCGCGAATGCCAGGTGAGGATCCCCGGCGTGTGCAATGGCAATCCGGAAACATCCGTTCTGGCGCATATTCGCCTCGCTGGTCTGTGCGGTACCGGCATTAAGCCGCCCGACCTGATCGCCACCATCGCATGCAGCAGCTGCCACGACGAAATAGACCGCCGCACCCGCCTGGTGGATGCGGAATATGCAAAGGAGTGCGCGCTGGAAGGTATGGCCCGCACGCAGGTTATCTGGTTGAAAGAGGGACTGGTGAAGGCATGAATACCTACAACATCACGCTGCCGTGGCCGCCGAGCAATAACCGCTATTACCGCCACAACCGCGGGCGCACCCACATCAGCACAGAAGGTCAGGCCTACCGCGACCGCGTAGCCCAAATCATCAAAGACGAGATGCTGGATATCGGCATCACCGCGCCGGTAAAGCTCCGCATTGAATGCCACATGCCTGACCGCCGCCGTCGGGACCTGGACAACCTGCAGAAGGCTGTATTCGACGCTCTGACCAAAGCCGGGTTCTGGCAGGACGACCAGCAGGTTGACGATTACCGCGTAAAACGGATGCCGATCATCAAGGGCGGCAAACTGGAATTGACCATCACCGAGCTGGAGCCAGCATGAAACCAGAACTGACCGAATCGCTTCGCATGCGATGGCTGCGCCTCCGCATTTATCGCCGCCCGGGTACGGTGCTGGTGGACTATCGCATCCTTCGTAACTTTATTCGCATTTACCTGATGGCAGGAGCCGCAGCATGAACCTCGAAAACACCGTGAAATACCACTTCGCAAAGTCCACGATGATCAGCGACTCCCCGCGCGCCACCGCATCAGATTCTCTGACCGGTACGGATATCATGGCAGCCATGGGCATGACGCAGGAACGCGCCGCTATGGGCTATAGCGCTTTCCTCGGGAAGATGGGGATCAGCCATAACGACCGGGAGAGGGCGATCGCGCTGCTGGCCGAATACGCGCTGACAAAATGCGATAAAGTTGCTGCGCTGCGCAAGCTGGGCAACGGGGTGAAGCCGCTGGTAATGCATCAGCTGGCCACGTTCGCGTTTGAGGACTATTCGCGCAGCGCCGCCAGCGTGAAACAGTGCGATTGCTGCGCGGGGCAGGGGTTTATCGAGGCTGACGTTTTCACCAACAAATACCGTAAGCCAGAAGGCAAGATGACCGTGGCCGGAATGGTGAAAGTCAAAGAGACCGTAAAAGTGCTCTGCAAAAAGTGCAACGGTGCAGGGCGGGTGAGCGCAGCCTGTAGTGATTGCCGGGGGCGCGGTAAAGCCGTAAATCAGAAGGAAACGAAGAAACAGGGTTTGCCGGTATTCAGCACATGTAAGCGCTGCAGTGGGCGCGGGTATGAGCGGATCCCTTCAACTGAGGCTTATGCAGCTGTTTGCCAGATTACGGATGCGATCACCGTCGCCACATGGGAGAAGTCTGTTAAGCCATTCTATGACCAGATGATCTCTAAATTCGACATCGAGGAGGCGTGGGCAGAAGCGCAGATCAAGCAGATAACGCGATAGCACTCACGAAAATAGCTTACGTTTCAACGTGGGCTATTTACTTTTCCGGAAACTGTGTTAATTTCATCGCAACGATGGGTTACTGCCTTCGTTTCAAGCCCTGCGGTTAACACCGTGGGGCTTTTGCTTTTAACTCACCGCTGAATATGAACTCATGAATTTATGAAGGCTGCCTATTGGCGGCCTTTTTCTATTTCAGGCTCCCGGATACCCCCATCACTCGTTTTGTCGTTAATTCATCCGGCGAGCCTGAGCCTCTTACTACATACAGCACCCCGAAACCTATCGGAGGTGAGAGCATGTTACGCATGGAAAAATTAACCACTGGCATCGCCTATGGAGCCTCAGCGACCAACGCTGGTTACTGGAGTCTCCAGCTGCTCGACCAGGTATCACCATCGCAGTGGGCAGCCATTGGTGTGCTGGGCAGCCTGGTATTCGGGCTGCTGACGTATCTGACGAACCTGTACTTCAAAATCAAAGAGGACCGGCGCAAAGCCGCCAGGGGGGAATAGTGGCAGACAGATCAAAGCTTAGCGCTGCGGTACTGGGGCTTGTTCTCGCCGGTGCGTCAGCTCCCGTGATTCTCGACCAGTTCCTGAATGAGAAAGAGGGCAACAGCCTGACCGCCTACAGCGACGGTTCCGGTATCTGGACAATCTGCCGTGGGGCTACGCTGGTGGACGGTAAACCGGGTCGCCAGGGGATGAATCTGACGCAGGCTAAATGTGGTCAGGTGAATGCCGTAGAGCGCAACAAAGCGCTGGCCTGGGTTGAGCGTAATATTCGGGTGCCGCTAAGCGAGCCACAGAAGGCCGGGATCGCTTCGTTCTGCCCGTACAACATCGGGCCGGGTAAGTGCTTCCCCTCAACGTTCTACCAGCGCATGAATGCCGGTGACCGTAAAGGCGCTTGCGAGGCAATTCGCTGGTGGGTCCGCGATGGTGGCAAAGACTGCCGGTTAACGAAGGGTCAGAAGAACGGCTGTTACGGTCAGGTGGAACGACGGGATCAGGAAAGTGCTCTGGCATGCTGGGGGCTCGATAAATGAAAACCCGGCACCTTATTGCGATCGTCGTGTTCATTGTCTGCCTGTTCGGTAGCGCATGCTGGTCAGCCTGGCACTACAGCGATAAAGCCAGCAAGGAAAAAGCACGTGCCGATTCAGCTGAGCAGCAGGCCGAAGCTGCAAGCGCAGTCACCGCCAATGTTATTCGGGCCGTGAACATAATCAACGCCATTTCCGAGGCTAACCAGAATGCAAAGAACGAGATCGCACTGGAGTCACAGAGAACCCAGGCAGATATCAAAGTGGCTGTTGCGAATGATGATTGCGCTCGTCAGCCTGTGTCTGCTGCAGCTGCTGACCGGCTGCGGCAATTCGCGGACAGTGTACGTGCAGGTTCCAGTGGTCCCGCTACCGGCCAACCTGATAGCTGAGACGCCACAGCCAGCCATTCCCGAACCGCTGACCTACGGGACCAGTCTGGATATGAATGTCAGTCTGCTGGCGGCGCTAGGCCAGTGCAACATCGATAAGGCCAGCATCAGGAAAATCGAAACATCACGAGCCTCGCAATAGCGGGGCTTTTTACTAACTGAGGACAAAGAATGTCATCTCCGATCATGAAGTATTTTGCGTACCAGCATCTTCCGGCACACCTGCAGGAAGTGAGTAAGCCAATTGGCGATCTTGCGACGCTGATGGATGAAACCTTGCCGGACGGCGCGGAAAAGTCAGCAGGCCTGCGCAAACTGCTTGAGGCCAAAGACGCACTGGTACGCGCCAAGCTGGGTTAAGTCATTCCAAAGCCCATCCACGGGTGGGCTTGAGAATGGGTTAAAAAAATAAGTCACCAAATGCACTAATTATCGTACTGATTGAAACCATGACCGTACCGATTACTATATTCATCGATAGTTTTCTGGATTCAACAGTCGTAACGGAAGGCTTCCCGTCACTTCCCATCGGGTAATCCCCCATATCAGAAGGGTGTACCTCAAACGCTCTATACACACCTTTGTAAAAGATTGGAGCCATTGTTAATAAAATGCCTGGCAATGTGCTTAAAGTGCCAAATTTAGTTAGCAAGGACGGTTCATGCAAAGCAGCAGTCAGTATAACCCCTGCAAATAAGATGAATGTTTGTATGCCAAGCATGGCCAATGGCTTTGAAAAGGAAATAAACAGCCAATCGTAGGGGTGTGAGTCATCTTTGCTAAATTCCACAATGTTCTCCAATTAACGCAAGCAATTAAGGTGTTTAATTATAAAAAGCACGTATTTAACTAAATGAAAACATTGACGAATTCGTCAATGGCACTTTTTGATACAACCATTTGTAGGCTCATCGTAATGGCTATAGCGGATAAAACGTAATTATACCCTATAGGGGATAAATGGAGTGACCAATGGCAAAACCGGACTGGGGGGCGCTGGAAGACCAGTTCCTCGCCCGACTTACAGATTCCGCTCAACAGGATTACTTTACCCTAAGAGAGCGAATAGAAATCGCCGAAAAGCAAATTGCCGGCCTGCAGTAGTACAACAAAGAGCAATGCTTGAGGTAACTATGTCACTACAAGTCAGCCAAAACTCCTCTCAATTCCGTGAGGGATGGGATAAGCAAACAGAACTTAAAGTCGAGTAATCATCATAGGGCGCATTCACGCAGTGCGCCCGATGGTGAGTGTTACCCAAAAATAAGATTCCATCAGCCATCACTTGGCGCTAATGTGGACTTTCTCAATTCATTAGGCGAGGCATTGATGCGATTCCTTATTCAAACATTCCTGACCAGAACAAGCGATGGCAGGCAACTTAAGTATGAAATATATTCGAGCAACAGGAAGCTTGATCACTTCGACAAAGTGCCGGAGGGTAGTTGCCGGGTGATCTGTTATCAATTGAGCGACAAGTCAATCCAAATCATTAATGACGATGTTGACGTAACACCTCTCTTTGAAGCAAACCAGCCAAAGCCAAATACGTGGTACTCCGATGGGCCGGACAGGGTGCGCCTTGATATGCTAATTGATTACCTCAGAGATAACAGCTAACCGCCTCTGGGCGGTTTTTTATAGCCATCACCATGGGTAGGCCCATCGCAATGGCCTAAAGGTTCTATACGCAGCGGCACTTTGTAACGTCATCAATACCAGTAACCATTCTGGCTTCTTTGACTGCTATCTCAAGGTTGTTAGCACAAAGCTTTTGGTAATCACCGGTCGTGAAGCCAGCCTTATCAGCCTCGCTTAGTAAGGGATTGATTGTTTTGCATGACGCTCGATGAATTCTGGTAAAGCGTTTATCACTTTCAGTGCCCTTACCACAGGCCGTCTTTAGAGCGTTGACGACAAACCCTTCCGGATTATCAGTCAGCCATTTCTGATAGGCTTCTTCACTATCCAGTTGTCGATCACTTCTGAACACTTCAAGTGCCATAGTACATCCCCATTGGTTTATATGGCCTTAATATATAATAAGAGATTCTCATGGCAAAACCGGACTGGGGCGTGCTTCAGCAACGGTTCCTGTCCGACCATGCCGTAACCGGCGTATCACCGAAGGAGTGGTGTGAAGCGCAGGGACTGAATTATGCAACCGCACGCCGACACATCAAAAAGCCTACTGCGCAAACTGCGCAGAAGAAAGTGCGCACTGCGCAAAAAGAAAAGTGCGCAGATGAGCTGGTGGATGATGATGACTTGACGGCCCAGCAAAGACTTTTCGTCGCAGAATACCTGAAGGATCGCAATGCCACACAGGCAGCTATCCGGGCGGGGTACAGCAAAAAGACAGCCAATGAGCAGGGTGCAAGGCTGTTAGCAAAAGTTAGTGTGGCTCAGGCTATTGCGCAGCAGCAGAAAGCGTCCATTGAACGCACACTTGGCAGTGCCGATGAAGTTCTCTCCCGGATGTGGCAGCTCGCCACCTTCGATGCAAACCAGCTTTCACAGTATCGTCGCGGCGCCTGCCGGTATTGCTGGGGTGATGGACATTACTACCAGTGGCGCGATTACGTTGAATTTGAAGAGGCGCTGGCAAAGGTTGAAGGCAAAGAGGGCGTTAAACTTCCTGAGGATTCCGGCGGCTATGGCTACGATCATAACCGTGAGCCTAACCCTGATTGTCCACGCTGCAATGGCGACGGAATAGGACAGCCATACTTCGCGGATACCCGGAAACTTCCTCCTGATGCTGCCCTGGCTTATTCCGGCGTGAAGCTGGGTAAGAATGGCGTTGAGATAACAGCCATTAGCCGCGAGCGTATGTATGAGGCTGTGATGAAGCGGCTTGGCCTGGCTGATAGCGAGTTTGCGCAGCGTCTGCAGCAGATTGAAATCGAGCGTCGGCAACTGGAAGTGGAAAAACTCCGCAAAGAGCTGGCTTCCGAGCCTGATGATGATGTTCCGGCACCAGTTGCAATCAACATTAACGTGGTAGACGCGAGGGTTCGTGAT